GATTGAGGGCAGCACCTCATGTGTCACCCAGCGCTTGAAGCGCTTGGCTTCGGGCTTACGGCTGCCGAGCACTAGGTTGAAGAGACCGGACTCGTTGACCACGGTCATCTCCTGCTGCCCGCCAGGGGTGTGAATTGAACTCACCCCCTTCTCGTCGCCATCCAGGCGCTCAAGCGCTTTTCGGTCAAGCTCGAGCGATTCCAGGACATCGGCAGCGACGAACCACGGCTCACCGTCGAGCATCACAACGCGGACGGAGAACTTCTCGAAATCGAAGGGGATGATTTTTGACATGGCACCGCTCCCACACACTGACTTCCTACTCCCAGGCGGGAAAGGATGTCGCGGCAAGCCGTGGTGTGCGAGGCATGGCGGTTTGGGAGCTACCCTAGCCGCGACAAGCCTTTACTGTGAAGTCACGACAAGAAGGGAGCCGCCGGGTAGAGTGGGGAGCCCGGCAGCGGTTAACGCGGAGGCTTAAAATAGAACTCGCCGTGATGTTCTTTTGCGAACTCTTGATAAGCGGCCGACGCTAGTTCAGGGGATGCGAACGTCCCAAGGTGGATTGACTTCCCTTTAATTTTGCAGCTAGCCGCCCACCCCTCAACTGTCGGACTAACGCCTTTGAACCCTGATTGATTGTCTGAGCGCTTCCCGCAGTTCCTTTTGTTCTCAGACCCTGTTGATTCGCGGAGATTCGACCAACAATTGTTCGACCGTACCGTGTCGCGATGATCGATCTGGTTGTCAGGCCACTTCCCTGTCACATACAGCCAAGCAAGGCGGTGTGCGTAGTACTGCTTTCCAGAAATTGTTATGCGAAGATAGCTGGAATCTATTTCTCTTCTGATATGGCCAGCGAGGAAAGAGAGATTCATGCAATGTTTTCCCATAAGCGAGTTCGTGGCGAATGGTTTCACCTTGATCCGTCTGACGTGGCGGCTATCTCTGCTCGGGCGCTAAAAATCTGATCCTCATCATTCCCATTCTCACATTCTCATTATTCTCACTTTTTTGGTAGTCGTGAAATGAGAATGAGGATGTCACAACCCTCGAAGCCCTTAAATGGCAAACCCCCACAAAGCAGCCGCTATTGAGGCAATCAATGCTCATCTGAAGAAGCACGGCCCCGTCGAATGGGAACGGGTCGAGTCAAAGTTTCCTGACGTGCCAAAGGCAACGCTGTGGCGCTGGATCAAGGAATTGCGAGACAAGGCCAGCGATTCGCCAAGCCGTCAGAAGTTGCAGGCAGCCAGCAAGAAGGTGCGCAAGGTCGTTGAGGACATCAAGGATATTGGCGGGCTGCTTCCGGCCATTCCTTCGCCGGCTTACATGGCGGCCAAGGGCGCTGAGGCCGAAGCGTCGATGAACTTCATGGGTCGGGTCAATGAGCTTTACAGCGACGCGGTAATGTTGCGCGCCTATTCGCTGAACGCCGAAGGCAAGATCAAGATGCCGATGTTTTTCTCGCAGTCGATCAAGTTGCGGCGCGACATCCTGCAGACCGGCATTACGACCCTACAGGAGATTTACGACATCCGGCTGGTGCAGGGACTGCACGATGCAATTCTCGAAGCCATCGGCGAAGAGGCGCCCGAGGTGCAGCGCAAGGTGATGGAACGGCTGCATAAATTGAACCGCGAGCGCGGGATAACGATTGATGGCTAGGGCGTCGGGAGCGGTAGCAGCCAGCAGGGCCGGTTTCGGCTTGCTGATGGCAAAACTGGAAAACATGACCGGGTACCGCCCGGACAACGACGACTGCAACATCCGCGAGGATATGACCTTCCGTCAGTGGTGCGAATCGCTCGCTGAAAAGGGGCTCAAGGTCGATGGCAAGCCGTTCTCGCTCGACAATCGGCCGGCGCTGATCCCGATCTACGACGCCATCCCGACGACGCGCGAAGAGGCGAAGGGCGTCACGCTCGTCATTGAGAAGGCGACCCAGCTTGGCCTGACGATTTGGGAAGTGCTCGCCAGCATCTACATGGCCGTCAAGTGGGAGCCGGTGAGCATCGGCATGTTCATGCCGGCGCAGGCGACCGCTATCCACAAGTCAGAGCACCGGTTTATGCGCATCGTGCGCAGCGCGCCGGACCTATACAAGCTGCTGATCAACGGTCGCGACGTTGAAGGCAAGGCAATCAAGATCGGCGAGGGCAACGTGCTGACGCGCCGGGTCGGCGAAAGCCTGCTGCTGTTCCTTTGGACCACAGGCAAGGTGACCACCGAGTCGATCCCGATGGACGTTGTGACGCTGGACGAGGTGCAGGAAATTACCCTCGACCAGATTGACAAGGTGCAGGCGCGTACCGGCGACAGCGAGATTCAGTTCTCGCTGCTGCTTTCGACCTCCAACATGCCCGACCAGGACATCGATTACTGGTACAAGCTGGGCAATCAGCAGGTTTGGCACACCGAATGCCCGCACTGCAAGGCGCTCTCTGACCTGTCGGACCCGGCCGGCATCTTCCCGGCCAAGTCCATCGGCTACAACAACGGCGAGGCCGAGGGCGTCGAGCTCCACGAATACTACTGGCGGTGCCCGGAGTGCGGCGGCGTGATCGACGATCCGCAGATTGGCCGCTACATCATCCAGAACCCGACCGCGAACCCGAAAATCCGCTCGTTCATGCTGCCACGGACGATCAGCCCACGGCTGACGCCGCGCGGGATGATCGAAGGCTGGTCAAGGGCGAAGACCGGCGACCAGAAGAAGAGCTTCTACAACCGCACGCTGGCCCGGCCGTACATCGACGCCGAGCAGTTGCCGGTGACGATGGCGCATTGCCTGGCGAGTGCCGAGGAAGGCGTTCGACAAGGGCTCAAGTGGGAAACGTCCGGCCGCGACACGTACATGGGCATCGACCAGATGGGTTCATTCAACGCAGTGATCATCAAGCGCCGGATGCCAAACGGCCAGCAAGCAGTGATCCACGTCGAGGCCATCTTCGACGAAGACCCGTTCGAGAAATGCTCGGTGCTGATGGGCCGGTACGGCGTGGCGATGTGCGTTGTTGAGCAGCTTCCGAACGTGAATGACGCCAGGCGCTTCGCCAACAGGCACAAGGGGCGCGTTTTCCTGGCCGGCTACGCCGACTTGCGCGACGACATGATGGTTTGGGGCGACGACCTCTCGAAAAGCGACAGGAAGACCGCCGAAGAGGACCGCAGCCGCTATTCCGTCTCGCTCAACCAGTACAAGTGCATGCAGACCTCGCTATTCCGCATTCGCGACAAGCATTGCCTGTTTCCAGATCCTGACGCACTCGAGCAGGATGTGATCGACAACGGGCAGAAGAAGCGCATTCCGCTGCTGCGCGATTGGGTCTTCGTGCATTTCACCAAGACCGCCCTGGTGGTCGCGCAGAAAGAGGATGAGCGCCGGCCGCGCGGCAAGGTGATGAAGATCGGCATCGATCCGCACTATGCGTTCGCGAACATGCTCTGCGACGTGGCCTGGGCGCGCAATCACGGCTCGTCGATGATGATCTTGCCGGAGGTCGGCGGCGGGACGGCTACAGCGACTACGCCTGAGTCCGTAACCGCGCTGATCCAACAAGCGAAAGAGGCAGCGATGATCGGAACGTGCGGCGCCTGCGTATCGTTCAAGGACGGCATGTGCGCCGAGAATTACGGCATGCAAGTAGGCGCTGCCGATCCGGCGTGCTCCATGTTCATTCAGGCGTAGTGTCGATCACCTTGCGCAGCCAGGCGGCGCCGCCCAGCTTTATGGCCTTTTCCTTCTGCTTTGGCGTGACCTTGGCCGTCCACTTGATCAGCGGGCCATCCGGCACCGGCGGCCGTCCTGCATTCACCCTGGCGCCGCCGTGGCGCTTCTTGTCGTCGGTCATGATGCGCTGGCGATGGCCGCGTGTGCTGCTTTGGCAATCGACCCACGCTCCACGTCAATGCTCATCGCCGCGCCTTCGATGTGCTTCATGGCGGATAGCAGAGCGGCGCGTTGCTCTTGCGTCGAGCGGATAATGTCCTGCTGCGTGGCAATCGTTTGGCTAAACCGCCTAACCTCATCCTCCAATACGCGTTTTTGCTCAACAAGCGTACCAAACGCCTCTTTTGCCCCTTCTTCGGCCAATACCAACTGGTCGCGCTCCTTGGCTGCCTCCTTGAGTTCGGCATCGAAGATGCGAAGCGAATTCTGGACGCTGACAGTTTCCAGAATGTCCGTTCTCATTCCCGCGCAAGCTTTGACGCAAGCAACGATGCGCCGGGCGTCATCTTCCTTTTTGATGTAGGCGATTGTCTCGCCGCTCATGGACTCGATGATGTATTTCGCCGTGCAACCATCAAGATACTCATCATCGTTCGGGTCGATTCGCGCTGCCCATGGTTCGCCTGTGTGACTCATGATGCGCACCCATCGGACAGCGATTGACGCGGAAGAACCGCGCGGCCCGCCTGGCTTATTTCCGCATCGACAACCTGCCCAGACTGATCGGCCGTCGCCTTGCGCAGCGCCTTGATCGCGGCGCGCACATAGAGCGGAACGCTCGCCGCCTTCTCCATGCTCTCAATCATGCGCTGCCGGCCTTCGTCGCCGACCTCGCCAACGGCTGGGGCAATCTTCTTCATCGTATCGACCATTTCATCAGGGCTGGGTCCGACTTCGCAATCCATCCAGCCGATGAGACGGCGAAGGTGGTTGATTTCTGCGGTTGATAGCGTTTTGCTCACTGCGTTGCTCCTTGGTCGGTTTTGCCTGTTGGCGGCGCGCCTTTAATATAGTCGGACAAAATCAAGAAGGCAAGCGAATAGTTTGCCTGCCGGTCGATTGAATAATCCTTGCTATTTTGAATTGGTCGGACTATATTCAAGTTGTACCAACGAACCGGAGATTGAAATGACCACCTTCATCCGCCTGCAAGCAATCATCAATGCACTGAAAAATCAATCGACAGTTTTGGTCTATGTCGAAGGGAAGGTTCTCAAGTGCGAACGCTGAAAAGACTTTGGAACCGGATTCATCCATTCCACAGACCGGCGATCATCGCGTTTGCCCTGCTCGACATCGCGATGCTTATTGTCGCCATCATTGGCGCGCACAACAGATAGACCAGAAAGGAATTGCGATGGAACACATGAGCGAGCCATGGCCTGGAATCGAGGCCTTCCCGACACACCGGGCAACGTTGAGTTCGTCTGAATACGAGCGCGCAAGAGTGTGCGTCAACGCCTGCGCTGGAATCAGCACAGAAAACCTTGAAAGCAACCTGCCTAT